CTCGTTAGTTTTTTATGCTCCAGAGGGACACGCCTGCTGATCTTCTTTGGTCGAGCGCACAAGGCTTTGCTGTTATCCATTGCCAGAGTTTATGTGGGCAGAGGCCCATTGTCAAAATATCCCTATAGAGCTGTAGCCAGAGAAATAAAAAAAAATAAAAAACGATTTCAAAACGCATAAACGGAATATCGATATTAAGCTTGTCTAGTAACTAAAACATAACCGTGTAACCTTGCCGTAACCGCCGAAAGCCCCTTGGTTCGTGGCCCCCGGGCCATTAGTTACGGCGTTACGCCGGTTACGGCTATTTTTTTCAAAAATAAAAAAAAATATTTCTCCAGCCACAGCTATATAGTAGGTTTTATGCAACCGATCCCGATACATTCGCCGTCGCAGAGGATTTCCCATTCGATGGAGGGTTCCACCTTGTGGAGGTTGAGGTAGTGGGGTTTCAGGCTTTCGACGTAATCGGCAATCTTCTGATTGATTTCATCGGCGTCTTTGCCGTCTAGGATAACGCGGTATATGCGGGGGCCGACGTCGCCGGAGGGTGTGGTAAGTTTAACCAGGGCGGACGCTGTGATGGCTCCTTTGTCTTCGTGGGTGAATAGTTTTTTCATTCTTCAGCCTCCTTCCCGCGAAAGCGGGGAATGCCCCGGGTTGCCCCGGGGCGGTTGGTTATTTATCTTTACTCATCACAGAGTATCCGTCGATTTTCTTAGCTCCCTCGTAGATATCAATGTGATCTGAAAGCTTGATATGTTTACTGTCGTCATCAATGGTTGTCCAGACAAGCCGCAACTCAGGGTCTTCCGTAATCCTCTGGATGTAGTTCCACATCTCGGGGGAATCTAGATTGTAATCAACCACCCTAAGATCGTTAGCCATTGATAACGATACAAAACCCGCGCCGCGACTGACAAAGGTATGCTTGGTACTACCAATATAGCCGTAGTCCACAGCTTGTTTTTTGTCAGTCTGAACTATGAGATAAATTCTCTCGTAGGTATGGTCATCGTGTTCAATCTTTATTACTTTCATTACACTAGCTCCTTCCCGCTATTGCGGGAAAAATTATTTTACGTTTAATTGTTAAACAACTTCGAGATGTTCCACGTGGAACATCAAGGTGGCCCGGATACTACTTTGAGCCACACACTACGATAGCATACTTTATGTGGATATGCAAGTAAAAAGATTTCCCTTTAAAATCAAGGACTTACGAAGGGCCTACTTGCGGCGAAATGTTTTAAGCGTCTTCGCCAGATTGGCCTGTCGGCGGGTGGTGGGGTTTTTGGATTTCGCTGCCTTGTTCAGCTTTTTGGCAGAAATGGTCTTGTTGCCTTTGACCCCCAGCTTTTTCCGGAGCGCACCGGGATTTTTGATAGCCTTCTGTATCCACTTTTTAGCCATGTTTTTTCTTCCTCCGTTTCTTGCGTTTACGGCGGCGGTCAACAACCGCTGCTTTCATCTCGGTGCCGTTGGCGGCGAGGGCTGATTTGAGACACTCGTTGCAAAACGCCGTGGTCCGTTGGCGGTAGGCCGTCATCATGTGGTCTTCGACGCTGTTTTTTACCGACCAGTCCGCTACTTTCAGATCCTTGGGCGGATTGATGTAGTCTTCTCCGGTGTTTGAAAACCAGAGTTGTCTCAGGTTTTTCCCGCTGGAAGGGCGGTATCCTACCCGAGGTATCCTGGCAACCACGTCACTGCCGTGTACGCAGGAATAAAAGGATTGCAAGTGATCCATGCGGCATTCTTTAAATTTCGAGAAGGTGTTGGGCTTCCCAAAAGCAAAGAGGTGCAGATCGCTGAACTCCCGGCACAGGTGGGCGGATACCTCGGCACACGCACCCCCGAGTGAGTGGCCGACGAAAATTGTTTTGTTGGCAGGGTTCAGTTGTTCACGGATGTTCTTCCAGACACCTTGCTGGGCAAGATAGAAACCCAGATGTATCCACGCGTTTTTGACCGGGATAAAAAAGAAGAGGAGGTTGAAGGCCCAGTCTTTTTTCTCGGCGGTGCCTTTGAACACCACCCAGTCCTCACCCTTCTGGGGGTTACGGATCAGGAAAGCGGTGGTGGAAGTGCGTTTGTTTTCAAATTTCTGTGCGCCGGGGATGGTGTCGTTGTAGGCCGCTTCGGCAAGCTCGGCGGCGCGGGTGAGCATTTCGATGTTGTGGTGCATAAAAAACCCTGACTCAGTATAGGAAAACACTGCGAAGCGTCTTAGGATACCAAATCAGGGTGATCTCATCTAGGAGCTAGCTAGAATAGAAAAGGAACCTTAGCCAAAGCGTCGAACGCTGTCAACGTAGTCCACCAGTTGATTGATCATCTTCTCGGTATCGAGGGGATGGTCCCGCAAGATCCGGCACACAGCATTGGTGTCATTGATGAGCTGCTGGGTACGCAGCGCGTCGTAAGCTTGGTCACCCGCGTCTGGATCTTCCTCGGGTGGGCTGAACGTATCCATGCAAACGTCTGTCAGGTCTTTCTCCCATTCAGGAGTTTCGTCATTGTGCGCTTGTTTCATGTTTGCCTCCAACTGTGATAGCACGATTGTCCCATACGTAATGTGGAATGGCAACTAAAAATGTGCTAAGGTTACGCCCATGTACATTACTCTGCTTATCGTGGCTGTAATGGCCTTAAACGTCAGCCTCTTGGTGTGGCTGGAAACAAGGGACCCCGGGAAGTTACTGGAGGAGAGAGATGAAAAAACAGTATTCTTTTGAAACGGTCGAGGCGGTGCGTTACGCTCGGAGAGTTGAGAAACGCTCAGTAGCCTGGATCGCAGCCCGTTTTGAAATACCCATCGACACAATAAGGGACTGGTTATACCGTGGAACTCGACTGGAACAATGAGATGTATCCAGGGTATCGTTACAACTGCTCTCGTTGTGAAAAAGAATTTGAGCTTGATGTATTCCTGAGCAGACTGATTACTCTGGGCGAGACAGAGGTGGAACTAGCCCTGTGCCATGAGTGTCAGCACAAGCTATGCCCCAATGTCTGGCTTACGTTTTACGCCCCTGCTTTTTTGAGCTATCACTAATTTTCTTTTTTTCGTGCAGGAGTTCGGCCCATAGCTCGGCTTTTTTCAGGTCGCTGGCATGGGCCGTGTTGGTTGTGGACAGGTCTTTCTGAAGTTTTTCGAGGGCTTCACGCAACCCTTTCTCGATTGTGCTCATGCTTACACCGAAAAAGAATTAGTGGGGTTGTCGGGAACAGTCTGGGGTTTATTCTGTATCAGTTGTGCCGCTATGTATTCTTTGTCTTTTTCCGACAGGTTGTTCTCTTTCCAGTCGGCAAAGATAATTTTTGTTTGGCCGGAGATGGTACGTCCTTCCACTTTGGCAATTATCTTGATTTCCTCGTAGATTTCCCGAGGAAGCAGCACTGATTTCCATTTATTTAGGTTCATGTTTCTCCTCCTTATCTGCGATTATATCGGACAATATATTAATTTTCTACCGCTTCGCCCCAAGAAGGCCCCATTTCTATGTCACAGTGGTTAGGAACCGTCAATTCTACGGCGTTTTCCATAATCTGTGCCAACATTTCGGCATGGCGTTTGTTCTCCACCGAGAAAGCCAACTCATCATGGATTTGAAGAAGGGGAATGTCACCGGCCTCGCACACATCTACCATGGCTTGCTTAGTCATATCTGCTGCGCTTGCTTGGATTAGCCGGTTCAAAGCCTTATAGGTGTAGCTTCGCTTGAGCCGGGTCGTTGGACCGTGGGCGGCGATTGCTTCTTCTTTAGGCAGCGCCTTGTGCATTTCAAATGTGGCGGGTTCCCAGAGATCAAAGCGACACTTGCGTCCTTTGATGGAGCGGATGCTGCCGGAAGAGCGTGGATCTTCGAGTCTTTTCTGTACGCCTTTGGTGAGCATTTTCACAAACGGCACCTTCTCATGGTAGTCCGCCGTCAATTGTTTGGCGTCTTCATCACTTATACCCAGTTCCACCGCCAATTTTTTGACACCCATGCCATAGAGCAAAGCCAACGAAATAGTTTTGCCACGTTTTCTGTCGATTCCGGCCATTTGGGCCACCATGCTGTGGAAGTCAGCCTTGGGGTTATCCTGGTACTCCTTAACAAAAGCATCCAACCCGGGCATCATTTCCTTCCTGAAGTCACTGAACACTTTGGCGTAATGGGTCATTATGCGTGGCTCTTGCTGACTGAAATCAATTGCCGCCCACTGGCGTCCTTCTTCGGGAAGAAACAAACGCCGGATCATAGGTCCGAGTTCAGGGTCACGACTCGGCAACTGCTGAAGGTTAGGATTGTTCATGCTGATTCTTCCGCTGACGGTCCCCCCGTCGCTGGATCTCACTTGGTTGATATGGCTATGGATGCGTCCGTTGTGGACATGCTTGAGGATGGAGTCCAGAAAGGTGCCGTGGACCTTGTTCAGGTTTCGGGCTTGCACGATTAGCTGGGGTAGCTTGTGTGGGTGTTCGCTCAGAAAAGACTTGGTGAAGGAAGGAGCGCCCTTATCTGTCTTGGGATAGGACAGCCCCGCTGCATCAAACGCCGTAGCTATGCTGGCCGCAGCCCATATCTCCACGTTACTCCCGGCGAGCTTTTTTATTTCCAGCAGGGTTTCCTTCTCGCGTTTAAATAGCGCTTGCTTACTGCGCTCCGCTTCGTCCATGTCTATCCGGATACCCAATTCAGTCATACTTACCAGATGGGGCAGCAGGGAAGTTTCAAGATTCCAGATGTCCCAGAGGTCTTCCTTGGTCAACAGGGTTTTGAGATGGTGCCACAGTTCGAGGGTGATCTCCGCATCTACCTCGGCGTAGGGGCCGACGTACATGGCGGGAAGTTTGTACATCTCGCCTTTTGGATCGACGCCAAACTCACGGGCCGCTTCGACTAAGGTCTTCTCGGATTTGGTTTTTCCAAGCAGGTCATAACAAATGGCGTTGAGCGAATAGCTGAAGCGGTTCTCGTCCAGCAGCGCAGCGGTCATCATGGTGTCTATGATGCGTCCGTTGACTTCAAAGCCCATGGCCCTGATCCAGCCCAGATCGTACTGGGCGTTGTGCATAATCTTATCCCCAGGAGCGGTAAAGACTTTCTTTAAGTATTTGTTAATCTGCCTAGCGTCCATGTTGCCGCCGCCTACGTGGCCGACAGGGAAGTAGCCTTTCCAACCGGGGACGGCTATGGCGTAACCCACCACTTCCCCATTCTTGGTCGGCCAACCGGGGCCACCGTTCTTGATGTTTGGGTCACGGGTTTCAACATCTATAGCGATCTCGGGGGCATCAAAGATTTCTGGAAACGGATGTTCTGGCGGTAACCAGTCCGACTTCGGTGGGAACATCGCCATCTGGAGTCTAGTTTTCATGTTTTTCCCTTTCTTCTTTCCACCGCTTCGCCTTTTCTTCAAACTCTTCCTCTTCCACTTTTTGCATATAATCGGTTACTTTTTCGGCGGGGCACGGGTGTTGAAGCGTGACATCTAGAACGATTTTCGAATCAGGGGTGTGGTGTTGTAATTCTCGCTTCTCCTGCCAGTGCGGTTCTTGAACTTCTTTCACCGTGATCTTCACTTGCCCACGAGGGAGCTGCTCGACTTTGATGTCGAAATCTGGAATTCCACCCTGCTCGTTGGACGTGTCATTGAAACTCAGGTAGAGATTAACCTCGCGTTCGCACTTTACCGAATGGCTAAGTGCTTCTCGCATTTGGGACGGAAAATTATCTTCTTCACCTTCCAACACATCGATGGTCATAGCTGAGTTTCCCTTAAAATTGCTTTCTCGAAATGGCGACAGCGTGGGCAGTACCACCCCACCCGCTTCCTCGTCTCCATGTTAAGAACTTCTTCTGATTTTTCTTTGCACTGTGGGCAGGTGTTGGTGGTCAGGTCGCTCATAGGTCATAAGCCCGGGTGTAGTCCTCTGGCTCCACGATGTACAGACTGGATTTGGTTCTTGTGACACCGACATAGAACACACGATGGAGGTCATCTCCGGCTGACTTTAAAGCGGCTGCTGTAAGATCAAGAAAGAGTACCACGTTTTGTGCTTCGCCGCCTTTGGTGCCGTGGATCGTGGACAGTTTGATACGCGGCATGGCATTAAACTTCTCGCCCCGTCGTAGCAACGCTGTTATGTAGGCCCGGTCAGGAGGTGGTATTTTATCCATGGCTTCATGCCACATCATATCCTGGGTAGCCAGTAGGCCGTAGTATTTCTGCAAATCAGCCAGTGAAAGCTTGGCGGTGTCAGTTGTCACTATTTTTTTCTTACCACGGGCAACTCGTCCGCCGTTACCTGACATGAAGTTATAAATTATTTGTGCTACCTCGCGTTCAACTGTTCTTCCTTTACGCAGTCCTTCCCAGGCGTTAACAGCCACGGACAGCTTTTCACTGATGGACCGGGAGCCGTTACGTTCAAACAAATACCCTAAGCTTTTCAACTGGATAGACAAGGGTGTGAGCATGTAGTTGGCTTGCGCCATTATCAGCCATGTGCCCTCACTCATGTCCAACCCGTCAATGGAATGTAAGCGAGTGACGTGACCCCTTTCTTCCTTTGGTTTATAGACCTTGGGGAATCGTTTGTGGATGCGGGATGAGATTTTATTAGCCAGCGCATGTACTTTCTGGGGGATACGGTAAGACTGCTCAAGCACTTCCGAACCGCCGGGAAGGTTTATAAAATGGTCAACGTCGGCACCAGCCCAGCGATACAAACACTGGTCGTCATCACCAGCCACGTACATGCGTTCCGATTTTTTATCTAACGCATGTGCTATGTCCCATTGCAACGGAGAAAGGTCTTGGGCCTCATCAAGGAAACACAGTTTAAAGGCAGGACACAGTTCCTCGGCGCTACCAGCAAACAGTTCAAGCATGTCGGTATAGTCCAACAGCCCCTGTTCCCGTTTGTATTCGTTATAAGAACGTGCCACGTAGTCCACTTCATGCCACGTAAAAGGTAGTTCAGTATGGTTGTACTCAGTGTGCAGTGCGGTTTTCTTTAATCGCGCAAGGTTAATGAGGGACAGCATCGGGTGATCGCTCACCCCCACCGGGCCATCTTCCCCTACCTCCTGCTGGTGTTTCACATTCAGGGTAAACCCGATCTGTTTGGACAGCTCGGTATAGTGCTTTTTCTGCATGATGTCGCGTTCGCGGATATTCAGTAGCTTGTACGATAAGGAGTGGAGAGTGCGGAAATAGAAGAGGTCGGAGTCCATGTCCAGCTTGAAGCGAAGTGCGGCTCGTTCCCGGGCTTCGTGTGCTGCCTTCCTGGTGAAGGCGAGAAAAGCTATTTGCTGGGGATTCGTCCCCGCCTTCAGCGCCTCATCAACCATGTTCAAAAGGGTGGTTGTCTTGCCCGTACCCGGCGGACCGAAGATTCTAAGCATCCTCCTTCCCTGCGGGTTCAACAGTGTCTTCTAGGCTTTCGACAAGGCTTTCTAAGGCGGCAACTAGCCGTTGTATCAAGTCAATGGTTTCAGCAGTATCGTGGTCATTTAGCTCTATGTTAACTTTCACT